GCTAAAAGCGCGATTAAACGCCATTAACTTCTCATCTTCAGTGAACTACCGCTTAGGCTCTCATGGGAAATAACCAATCTAAACCTAAGCCTCTGCGCAGCCTGGATGCAGAGCACCACAACCAGGCCACATTAGATCGAGATGTACTCTCCGCTACCTTCCGAAATGTGTGGGAATCCCATACAGTTAGGAATGTAAAGACCCGACTTCTACAGAAGGGTAATTACAAGGTAGCATTGGAAAAGTACATTGAGATTCGATGTGCGACATTTGGAACTCCTCTCGACACTCATCCACTTGAGGATGTGTATAAGGCAGTCAAAATTATCTCACAATACTCTGAGATGACTTACTCCTATGCGCAACTACTGGACAACGGTTCATTCAATGAATGGAACGGATACCGGTTTTCAGACGTTCTCTACAGTGCACTTGATCGAACAGAACTCATGGAATTGATCGGCTTCACAGCCGGTCTGAACCATTTTGGTCTGCTTGAGAAGTACTGTAAGTGGTCAACCGCAAGCCTTTGGGCTTGGGGCCTAAAACAGTCTGAGCTCCCGCCCCGTCCGACATTTATGGAGCACCCCCTAGCAAAACAATTTGATCTTCTTTTTAACAATAAGAAATGGCGATCGAGATTCAATGCCTGCAACAAGGTTGCAAGAAAGGCAAGAGATTTTCTCGCTATGTTCTTTAAAGATCTCTACAATTGCAAGGGGGCTGCCGCTTCGGTCGGTCCAGAGTTTATTACAAACGCGCTAAAGACACACAAAGAGATTCTTACCGTACCAAAGATCGCTCCTACACCAGTGGGGGAAGATCAAGGCGACGATTATTTACTTAGTAGCATAACCGAAGTTGCTGAAAACATCTTCGGACCAATGCGCAAGCTTAATCGTCGAGCTCCAACCCGTTTTCCATCGCTCAATTCTTCATTTTCATCAAGAATTATTGACGGTGGCGCGGGAGGTGAGATTCTTCGTGAATGTGCAGATGCTGATGATTACTACGCTCTCCAACCCTCTGAGGGTTACTTCTACGGTTTCGCAAGTTACCGTTGTAACGTCTTTGAGGTTCGTACTCCCTATAACCCAGATATCTGGGCTGAGGCTGAGATTCTCTCAGAGCAGCGAGCGCTTGCAAAGGCGGCCGCTGGTCATGGAGTCGATGCCCAAGTGGTTCCACTTTCAGAACCGTTCAAGGTACGAACAATCACAAAGGGAGATTCCGATATGTATCATCTTGCACGCCGGTGGCAAAAACCGATCCATTCAAAAATGAGAAAAGACTTTCAATCGTCTTTAATGGGTCAGCCATGCAGCGCGGCTTATCTGTCACAAGTCTTCTACAATAGTCCTTTCTTCAATTACAAAAATGAGAAAGGGTTCTTTGTATCAGGAGATTACGAGTCAGCTACAGATCTACTAAACCCACAACTATCATTATGGGCACAAAATGAGATATCAAACAGACTAGGTATTCCCCTTGAACATCAAAGGGTACTTAATGCCTGCCTAACGGAACATAACTTATACTACGGAGAAAAGAACGAGGACGGTACAAAAATTACGTACAAACAACAGTGGGGACAGTTAATGGGTTCTCCTACTTCCTTCCCGGTCCTTTGTCTTATTAACCTCGCTGCCACTAAATTGGCTTACGAGCTTTATGAGACTGAGCGACTAGGTGCGGAAAGTAAGGTCACAATACCTGTTGCAGAACTACCCATGTGCGTAAACGGAGATGACATCCTATTTTGGTGTCACTCAGATCGACACTATCAGATCTGGAAAGATGTTACAGCTAATGCCGGTTTAAAGTTTTCCCTAGGGAAGAACTATACCAGTAGGAGATTCTGTATTATCAATTCCGAGATGTATCGTCACCAACCTCGGTTCGACCTCCCCTTTACCAAAGTGCCCTGTATAAATACTCGGCTACTTGAGGGAGGCTCACGTAGTTCAGTTACAACACACTTTCCCGTACACAACCTTGATTATGCCATGCTTGTCGCTGACCCACTCTTCAATAGAACCAAACATCTATCACGCTTCTGTCAGGATAATCCTAAGAAGACTCCCATTCAATGCTTAAAAGCAAAGTTTGAGGATTCGACTGAAAAGAATATCGTCTGGCAGCAATATGCTAGCTGGTTTAACACTATTGAACAACGTCGGACAGTTTTACATAATCAGGCTTCTCGCCCCTTGAGTACCTGCACGGTCGGTTTCGATCGTGAGGCGATTCTTGGAGGAATAAGAGAAGTTCAAGTTAGAGAGATCTGTGATAAGAGATTCTTGGACGTTCAACAGAGAAGGCTCAATGAGTTCAGAGCCTTGCTGGGTAGCAAACTAGGATGTAATACATCCTACTCCTTGCCCCAGTCCCTAGGGGGTTATGGTTTTCCCAAAAGGGCTGACACAAAGTACACTACTAGAGATGTAAAAATTGCAACTCTCAGGGTACTCGAACCTAAGCTATTTAAGAAGGCTTTAGATACACACACTCCAAAACTCGCGAAAGCGGGCTTTATGAGAGCAGTGGCTTCTGAAGTAAA